CTTGCATATATAACTAAAATTAAAAAAACTACTTTCAATTAGAAAGGAATTTCTTTGCTTTGAGGTTTAGCTTGTTTAGGTCTAGGTTCATTCTTATAACCAGATAAAATATTACCTGATTCGTTTATCCAACCGATTAAACCTTTTGCTCCACCAGCTTCAGGATAATTCATATCTCCAGTAAATTTATCATCACCTTTGAATAGAACTCCTACCTGAGCAAACACTTTAACAAACTTAGTGTTGCCATCTTTTGATGAACCTTTGACACCAAGTATTGTTCCTTTGTTGCCATTATCTAAATTTACATTTCCTGAGAAATCAATTTTGATGGCTTTTTCGTTGTTGGCATCATAGGGAAATAAAACCCAATCCTTTTGCTTACCACTACCATTGTCTGACATTTTGTCCTCCATTTTTTTTTATTGATTGTTGTTGTGATTCAAAGTCTTTTTCTATTGAATCATTTTCTTTTTTCCAATCGGAATACAAAGCTGTCAACTTAGTTTCGGTTGTTTGCTTTTTAATTGTATCTTTAATTGAAACTTTTTGAGTAGATCCCTTTTGATTGTTTAAGGCATTTACTAATTCTTCTGCACTAGCATATTCTGAACCTGATAATCCAAATGCTGCAATACATCTTCCAAGAGCTGAACTAGAACAGTTCTCCATAGCACTTGTTTTATTTATGAAATTAGCATTTCTATGTTCTTCTGCATGACCCACAGCATAAATAGTATCAGAAATATATAGTTCGGTCTTAACCACAACTCTCTCATTATCATGGAATAATATTTCTTCATTAAATCTAGCTTCAGGGAAATATTGTAAAAGATGTCTATGTCTTTCATTAACAGTTGAATATTTTTTACCTTTAATATCAACTGTTGGAATTTTATTGGCACTTGTTAAACATTCCTTTCTTCTTTCCTTAAATCCACCCTTACTTTTTTCTTCTGTTGCTGCTACTGTTTTCTTGGTTGTCATTTTTTCCTTTCATTTGTAGTTTTTGGTTTTCTTTTACTTGGTCAACATCTTTCTGTACTTTAGCTTCTAGGTAGCTTTTATTCTTAGCAATCATATTTTCTTTAAGTTCTAATAAATCTATCTTCTTTTTAAGTTGTGATATTTCATCATCTCTTAAATGTAGTTGCTCAATGTTTTTCTTTTCATTTTGCTCATAAGCTCTAATTTTACTTTGCATCTTAGCAAGTTCCATCATTACCTGGTCTGTCATTTTTTCCCTTTCATTACTTCTTCAAATGTTAATTTATGAACAATAATATCCTGTACTGCCTGACCTACTATTGCTCCTATGTCCATGTTAAGATTCCCTAACAAATCTTTTCTTTCTTTAGCAGTTAAAATTACATAATCATTAAACCATATATCTAAACTTTTATTTAGTTGACTTGGTGATAAATGATCTGCTGTAAATGTTCCGCCTTCTTCTTTTCTTGTCCACTCTTTCCCAATTGTTTTCATAGATTCCTTTTATTAATTAATACAAAAATAGTCAATAAATTATACAAATTAAATTCAATTTGAGAGTTTATCATTATCAAATACTATTGTTGCATTAAAGCTAAATGAGATTCTTTCCTTATCTTCATCATCTGTATTATAGGGATAAACTACATGAGATAGTGAGTTTGGGAACAATATCCAATCCCTAACCTCTGGCATAACTCTATAAGAATTATTATTAAACATATTTTCAGATCCTTCTATAAACTCTGTTTGACCTGAGAAATCATTATGTTCTTTAGCATTAGTTGTTGAAATCATTTTAGGTATTTGTAAATAACCAACGCAGCTTAAATGATAATTACCATGAACATATTCAGTATGGGTATGAGTAGGTTGAAAATCGCCTGGTTTACTAACTACATACCAAGCTGAATTAATTAGAATAGATTTAATTTTATGGTCTATATGATTTTTGACATAAGCATTAATAATTGGATCAAAAAACTTTTGTTTCCATTTAAGCATAATCTCTGGTGAAATTAGGTACTCTGAATCTACATGACCGACCAACTTTTTAGACCAATCATGGTTCTTTTGTTTCTCTTTATCTTCTCTTATTTGTTGTAAATCATCTTGAAAGTCTTTCATTAATCCTAATGGCATAACTGCTTTAGCAACTGTTGAACCAAAAGGTTTAAATAATTTAAAATTTATTTTATCACTCATAGATCCTCCATATTATTTAATTCATTTATATTAACCTTATAAGCTGCTGGTCTATTACTATATCCAAAGTCAGTTAATCGTTTTGACATCTCCTCATTATCTTCTTTATAAGGAAACCAACCCATAATAGAAAATTCAAAATCTCCATTATGGATAACTAAAACATACTTTGCTTTTTTTTCATTTGGTCTAATTAATAAGAAATTATTATCTTTCTTTTTTTGCGATCTAATTTCTATGCTGCCTTGCATATCAGAATCTGAATATCTTGCGTAAGAATCGCTGTATGAGCTATTAAAGTACCTATTTAAACCCTTTGCAAAGGCTACTTCTCCTAAAGAACCTAATACTCCATCTGTTATTTGCTTCTCAAAACCGCCTGTATAACCATAAGAAAAACCCTTACCTTGCTTCAAGTTTTCTATGTATCTTTTAGTTGAGTTTTCAAATGCTAATTGCACTTCAAATGGCTCTAGTTTAACTTTTATCATTCTTTGATCCTTTTATTAGTTGTTTTAATATAGTTGTTGAAGGGTTAAAATCGTAATCACTAAATGAGCAGCTTGATAGCAATATAAATATTATTAAGTATTTCATTTATTAAATAATCCTAATTCTTTATCAATTCTTTTATTAGCAATATCAATATATTTTTGATTTAATTCTATTAAAATTGCATTACGATTATTTTGAGTTGCAACAATTCCTGTTGTACCACTACCACCAAAAGGATCTAAAACTACACCACCTTCAGGACAACCTGCTTTAATACATGGCTCTATTAAATCTTTAGGAAAAGTTGCAAAATGTGCATCTTTAAAAGGCTTAGTAGTTATAGTCCAAACATTTCTTTTATTTCTGGTTTCTTTGTTACCAACAGCTTTCATATTACCATTTGATTTCATTCCACCATTTCCTCTAGTGCTGCCTTTTTGATTTTTAAGATCTTGATTTAATCTATTTAAAGAACTTACTGCCAATGGTTCTCTTATTGCATCTGAATCATAATAATATTTTTTAGATTTTGTTATTAACCAAATTTTTTCATGGCATGAAGTAGGTCTATCTCTAACACTCTCAGGCATTGGGTTTGGTTTATGCCAAATAATTTCTGATCTGATATACCAACCCTCATCTTGTAGAGCTATTGCAACTCTATTAGGTATCATTAATAAATCTTTTTCTTTTATACCATCTTGTACTGGAGTTCTTGTTACTCCATAATTTTTATTACCTCTTAAAGATTGATTAGTTGTAGTTTTTCTTTTACCACTTGAATAACTATCTCCTACATTCCACCAAATAGTAGCATTATCTTTTAATTTAGGTTTAAATGTTTTAAAAATTTTAACTGTATTGGCTAAATAATCTTGATATGTTTTTTCTAAACCAAATTGTCCATCAACTCCATAATCTCTTAAACCAAAATAAGGCGGTGATGATACAACGCAATCAATAGAATTATCTTCTAATTCTTTAATTTTATTTATACAATTACCTTGTAATATTTTTATTTTATTCATTTTTTATCTTTAAATCTTTCTTCTTCTTTTATTAGCTTTTCCACTTCCTTGAAGCTCTTACCATTAACATGTTTATACCAACACTCAACGCAATAATTTTTAGTTCCTTCTATTACATCTGCTGGATCACTACATTTAATACAGACCTTATAATCTCCATATATATTTGTTTTAACCAATGTATCTAGCTCCTTTACTAATATTTTCACTAGCAGGTAAATATTGTAAATTGTTTTCTACATGAAACCCACAAACATTTTTGCCTTGCAAAGGTACTATATGATCTACATGATAACCTTTAGGACAATTTTTATATATTTCTTTTATTGCTTCTAAATTAGTCCAACCAACAATTGCATTTAATTTTGCAGCTCTCCTTTTGTTAGTTTTAGCATTCATTTTTGCCTTACCTTCTTTAGTAGAATAATATTTTTTTCTATATAATCTTTGTTTCTCCTTATTAATGGGATTTAAAGAATATTTTTTATCTGATATTTTTTTCTTCTTAAGAACTTTTGGATTTTTTCTATATCTTCTTGTATGATTTATAATATTAATTAAATAACTATTAAATTTTTGTAAGTGTTTTTCTTGATTAAATGTTATTTTTTTATCATTAGCTTTTAGTTTTTTAATTTTTCTTGCTAATTTAACATTTTGCCAAAGTATTTTATCCCTTTCTTTTCTTTTAATTATACCTTTTTTAGATTTGGCATATCTTTTTTGCTGTTCTTTACAATGTTCGGTTTGTCTATATCTTTTTAAGGATTCTTTTCTTTTGCCTGATACTCTCCAAAATATTAAACAACACTTTCTTGAACAATATTTCCTTATTTTTCCTTTTGATTTATCTACAAATTTTTTATTGCAAATCTTACAATTTTTAATTGGTAGCATAATAAAAAATCCATAAAGCTATCTCTACTGCGATAATTGTTTCAAGCATTGTATTTTATCCTTTCCTTTATAGTTTTTGATTCTATTCCAAGTAACACCATTGATAGACCTAGATCCCTCTATTATGTTTTTAAAGGTTTCTATTGCTAGTTTTTCAATATCCTTAATTAAGTGTTTTTCTTTATCTTTCATTAAAATATAATTATTCCTACTGCTAGACCTATCAAAAACGATACAACAGACAAGACTATTTCTTTTCTGTAATATAAGCTCTTAATCTCTAGGTCTTGTTTCCATTTTTTATTATTAATTACAACTTTACCAAATAATATCATTTCTCCCCCTTTGTAAGTTTATTTAATTGACTTTGTGTAATATAATTATTGTCATAAAGTTTTTGTTCATCACACAATATTATATTATTACTTTCTATATCTATATTTTCACTTCCACAACTAGCACAAACCTCAGTCATTTCCGATAATTCATACCAACTGTAATTGCTTTCATTGTCAAATTCTTTTAACAATGTACCTTCATCAAAATTACAATCTAAACACTTCATTTATCCCCCTTTATAAGTTTAACTATATTATTAAAGTATTCTTTAGGTAAAGGAACTATATCCTCCTTTATTCTATATTTAACATCTTCCATATCCATAAAGTCATAAAACTTCTTACCTTTATTTTGCGACTCTAGGATATTGGTTATTGATTTATAGTCTTTAGCTTTCATATTACCTTTCTTTTAGTTTCTGACCTCATCAGTTAGGGATTAACCCTAAGACACCCCTTGTGGGGGTGTTTCGGTCTGTATTAATGTCCGCCTAAAGAATTTGTTGAATACTTGGCTTGTCCATCCCATTTATAAGCATATGCAAAAGAAGATATTTTTACAGAATTATTAGATTTAGCAAATTTAACTAATTCTATATTCTTAGTTTTCCATTTTTTATCTGTTTCACAATAGTATTGTTTTCTTGTCCAACTGTTGCCAATCTCATCACTTGGAGTTGCTTTATCATGGTAACCATCATCAGCTAAAGAAGTACCAAGACCAACAATTTTAATTTTAGTTTTGCCTAATATTTCTTTTACTTTGAAATAATCAACTTGCGTTTGATCGTAACCCCAAGAACAATACAAAATATCTCCTATTGATAAAGTGTGAGGTTGTTTTTCTTTTTCTTTTCTTTCCTCTTTCCATTGCTTAACCTCATTATTACCTGATATACTATTAAGACAAGTTTTATTAAATTGTTCTAAGTCTTTAAATCTGTAATACCATTTATGGTTAAAAGATTTATTTGTGAAGCACTTACCCTCAATAATTCTTTTTCCGTTAAGATCATAATCAGCTAAGAAAAATTGAAGGTTGTTTTGATTGTCAAAACTAACTTCTTTGAATCTTGCATTTAAGAATCTTTTAGTATGTATTTCTTTTAATTTATCTTTGTTCATTGTTTTTCTTTCCTTTGTTGATTTGTTTTTCATTCTTTATTTGTATCATTTTTGTATTAGATTGCAAATGATAAAAGCATAAAGTTAAAAATAATTAATGTTCGCTAAATGTTCTTATTGATTGTAATATGATTAAGTATTAAACAACACCCTGAAAGGAAGGTAAGATATGAGTAAAAAAGGGTTTACAATGATTCCAAACCAATTAATTATTGATGAGGGTCTTAGCAAGGAGGCAAAAGCATTATTTGTTTATTTAAGGTATTTATCACCTAATTTTAGAATATTAAGGAATGCCACATTATTGACAAAATTGGATATGTGCTTGTCCACACTTCAAAAGGCAAAAAATGAGCTTATGAAAGAGGGTTACCTAGTTATACACAGAAAGACCTCAGCCAATAAATATGAGCTAAGACTACCTATTAAACAAGCACCTGATAGAGTACCAAATACTCATATGGGTAAGTACCAAACACTTAGTATTAAGAAGAACAATACTACTCTATATAATAATATACTTCAGAAGAAGGGGTTTAAAGGTTTTAAGAAATGAGTGAAGAAGAATATTACTATAATAATGAACCTTTACAATTAAGCTATAGAAACA